ACCAAACAAACCACTAAGAGATTTGAACGCGTCTACAAACTTTTGGTAACTCTCTACACCAACTAATGCAACAACAGCAACAACTTCAACTCCTTGAATATTGGAACTTCCAGCGAAGTTTGGTTTCCCAGATTGTACCCGATTAGTGATAGCCCGGCGTTCTGTGAGTTGACGGGTTGTGGGTATACCGTGATGATTGGTATATTTAATAGATTGTAAAAAAAGTGGTTCAGTTTGTAGTCTTTTAGGATTAAATGTATTTTTATCAACTTCTGCACCCGAAGCAGTATATACTGGATTTGCAAGTGCAGCATCCCTTTTGGAAATTATAACTTCAAATGTTGAAACATCACCCTCATCATCAAAAGATTCAGACATAATTTGAAGTACTTTAGATGGTTTCATTTCAGGGGGGAATACTCCGTTAGCTAATGGAATAGAAGTAACTGGTGCATGACCTGTCCAAGTCGCGGGGTCATATCCACCCAGCTCCCAGATTGGCGGATTATCAAATATGGGTGTTGGTGGTTCAAATTTTGGGTCATTTTTATTCCGGCTCTTACTATCTTTATATGCGGAAGTAAGGTCAGCAATGTTAAGAGTTTTTTGATATTCCACATTTACAAAATCTAATCCAAATCCCGGACGTTTACTTGGTTTAAACTGATATAAACCATTGTTATCTTGTTTTATTGCTAATCCAAATTCTCTACTCGTCTGTCCTCCATAACCTTCATCATTTGGATTTATGAACAGATAGAACACTCCAATTTCTTTAAAATCATTACACAACTTAATAATTTCATTAGCAGCTAACTTGATTATTGCTCCTGCAGGATTTGACAACATTAAAAACATTTTAGCTACATCTGCACCCCCCTGAACAATTTGTAACAAAGTATCAAGATTGGTTATTGCATTTTGAGCATTTTTTTGTATTTGTTCAATGATGGGCGGTGTTTGTAATTCCTTACTGTTCCAATTAGCCATTTGTATTTTCCTTAGAATTCACTATATCTTCTCTCTTTTTTATTAAAGCTGTTTTTTGATATTTAAGCTGTTTCATTGCGTCTTCTATATTGTATAACATTTTAGTCCACGTTTCAACCATTTCAGAATCTTTCATTCCATCTGAATCTTGCCAAACACCTTTTTTACTCATGTTATCCTCCCACCATAACTGTTGCACCGGTTCCCAAAATCAGAGATCCGCAATCTCCCTTATCCATCAGTCTAGCTACACCTTTATTTCCTGCAAGAACGGATGTTGAAGCATCTGCAATTGTTCCTGTATGAACTGCTTGTCCCAAAATGTGGGGAGCTATTAAATCACCCACAACATGCGGTGGGGTGGACATAACTAATACATTAATTGTAGTTGGAGTTATGGGAGCTGGTGAAAATCCTGCGTGTCCTATGGACATATCTCCTGCTATTGAACATGGCATAGTCATAATAATTCTCCTATATTGAAGTTAAAAGTGTAAAGGAACCATTTGAATATGAATTTGTTAATGCCTCTCCATTAAGAATACTAATTTCTGTGTCTGGATCATCTGGATCATCTCTGTGTTTGAATGCATTATCATTAAAGTTTAGCGTAGTACTTGATGCATTATTTTGGTCTGAAAATACCATTACTTGGTCATCTCTATCACTATCGGTATTATTGTAAATTGAAACATAAAAATAACCATCTTTATAATTTCCTGTACCAGTTTCAAATGCATCTCCCCAGCCATCTATAGTATTTAACACTGAAGCTGCTGTGGAAGTTCCTGCAGCACCAGTATAAACTGCCATGTGTTCATGAACTTTTTGTGCTCTAATTGTAAAATGTACTTTGAAATTTGTACTTTCGGTGGTTGTTTTAAAAATTAAAATATTACTTTGGTCATCTACTACAGGAGCATTTTCTACAGTATTCATGAACCAATAAGAACTACCATTTGTAGTTGGCCAAGAAGTATCTGTATAAGTAAGTTCGTAAGATTCACCATCTGCTGTACCTTCTGTAAAATCAATCTCTGCATTTGATTGTACTATAAATTCATTATTTGATGATGCATAACTTACATTAGTACTAAACCCATTTTGATATTTTAAAGATATAAATCTTGCTGGTGTGGGTAATGCGTTTGCATACTTAGTCGGAAAAGTTTGTGATCCAGTTTCAAGTACAACAGTAAAATACCCACCCTCTGTAAGTATACCCCCAGTTTCATCTTCAAGTAAAATAATATTAGTAGCATCAACTCCTTGAATAGTAACCACATCTTCAGATTGAGTGATTGTTCCATCAGTCTTTATTCTATTCAATGCATAATCTCTTGCATGTTTAAATTTGGGAAAATATGAATCAAGCTCGTTTAATCCAGAATTGGGAAAGGATATGGAACGAACCAAATCTTCAGTTTCTATTTTTCCACCAAATCCATCTTCATGTACGATGAAGTCAGTTCCAAAAGAGTTTCCTAAATTATCTTCAGTAGTTATATAACCACCAGCAGTAATTGTATCTGTTGATGACCCCCCAGCAAAAACTCCATTTGATGAAATCTGTCCTGTGTTTTCATCCAGTACCAATCCCATGTCTTTAAACATAGATTTATATGTAGGGCCGCTGGTGAACTTGACAGATGCAACAGAAGCCGTTGCAGTGTTGTTTGCATATACATAATATTGAGTACCTAAAGATATATTTGAACTTGCGTCTCCCCTAAGAAGAACCGTATTGTTTCCCCCACAACCTCCGTGTACAATCTCTGCAATTCCAGCTGCACTTACTCCCGTCTTAACGATTGCTCCTGTTTTGTCTATTCCATCATAAGTTTGTAATTTAAAAGTACCTTCACAAGTTTCTCCGTCTGGAACAGTACTTTTTATAATTTCATAAGTAAAAATTGTATCGCTTGTTACTGAATGAACATTGTGAATTCCATTAATATGAGTTGGATTGTCTGACCCACTCATTACTATTTGATTTTGTTCATCCGTCAATCCATGTACAGAATCGGTAGTTACAGTCACTTTAGAATGTGTAGCGATTGGCCCAATATCACCACTAGGAGCAATAGTTACGGAAGCTACTGCTACATTTGTAGTTGTCATATTTTCAGTCATCACATATTCTGAATCTGGATGTACTCTAAATTTAATATTTCCTTGATGTACAGCAGCGCTAGTAGTTGATGGACTGTAACTTGCTTGTGGAAACCAATTTTCCATTATTGCACTTGTAGTATTTACATATGTACGCGTAATACCGTAAGGAAGTCCGGGCTCTCCATCCGCCGGGGATACCAATTCAGAAATTCTTAAACTTCTGGTATTATTCGTTTGTGTCCTTGCTCCTGTATTGTTTATAGTCCAAGTTCGAGTATAAGATACTGGGTCACTACCCTCAACCGGTGTTTTAATTAGTGAAGCAACATAAACTCTCCAATAATCTGGGCCACTACCGAGAGGTATACTTAGAGCTTCACGAGTTCCACCTCCAGCTATTGCTTGTAATGGAGTTGATGTATGTGCAACATCATATTCAATGTTTGCAAATGGTATATCTGGAGCATAAGGAGTTGGTGGGCCAACTGCTTCACTAGCAGGTACATTGAGTACACCACTAGCTAAGTGAGTTAGTCCATCTCCATCTCCTGTATTTGCAAATGCTACATAGTTATGACTTACTCCAGTTTTACTTACATGGTCTTCAATAGAAGAACCCTTTGCACCAGTATCAAATTCACACAATTCATACTGTCCACCCGATAAAGCAAAAGTTCCCAATGTTCCTCTTGTAGTATAAACAGTGTCTATATGAGTTCCAGTAACCGTTCCATTTGAAGCTATAGAATTCTCTGTAGTCACAGTCCTTATTGTATCAAAATCTGATACAGTATAATCTCCATTAGAAAATAAAGCAGCCCGCGGGACTAAATCACTTTTTAGTTCAACGAATGATGTGCTGTTTGCATGTCCAGAAACATTTGTAGTTGCAGCTGCGCCAAAAGTTGTAAATACTACTGCAGGATTACCCATAATCTTTTCCTTAATTCAATTTAACAAGAGAACCTTCAACCGTATTAATACCAGAAGCACTACTTGTAATAAGGACTCCCTCAAGAGTAATGCCCGCGGGTCCAAGTTTTATTGATGATGCTCCATAAGAAAGTTCTATTCCAGTTCCAGTTACAGAAAGAGAAGCAAGGCCGGATAAAGCTTTCATCACTATTCCCGATGCACTCAAATCAAAGGTTGTCAATGCCACAAGTGCACTCATAGAAATACCAGTAGGTGTTACTGCAAGAGAAGAGAAGGGGCCAGTACCGCCCGGTGCGCCAGGAATCATAGGCCCACAGTCAACATTAAAATTACCCAATGCAGAATTGAAATTAATATCACCAAAAAGAGCAGTAGTTTGTCTGGCAGGAATTGGTGCAGGCATTGGGACATTTACAATAGTTTCTGTTATATTACTAGTTGTAAGAATATTTAAAGCTCCACCAGCTGTTATTCCAGTACTTCCTTTTGTTGCGAGTGAAACTGAACCCGCTTCTATAGAATGTATTCCTCCTACTTTTTGTGTGAACCCACCCTTAACGGTATCTGTTTGACTAGCATCTGTAAAAGTTTTTACTAAAGATGAACCCTTCAAAATTATAGGAGCCCCCTTTGCGTCAATAGTTATGCCATCGGCATTTATTGAAAAAAATTGTGAGCTGGTGGGAAATTTCATACTGAAAGATCCAGCCGACATTTCTATCGGACTTGTGCCGCTATCATGATAATATCCTCCTCTACTTACAACATCTAAGGTATTCGTAATGTTCAGATACTTGCTACCTTTTATTGATGTGTAATCGTTATTTAATCCCATGTGAAAATTTTCATTCACTACTTTAACAATCCTCTGTCCAAGTGAACCAATTTCTTCATAAGTTCCTGTTCTATGATAACGGTGTAATCTTTCATTGTTCGGCGTATCATCAACTTCTATAAGATGGCCACTCTCTGATAAATGAACATGATTATATGGATACACTGCACCATAAAGAGATATTGGGGGCGGTTCTCTCCATCTGCCAGGACCCTGAGATATAATTTTATCATCATCATCTCTTACTACTTCTAATCTTGCGGTTTTGAATCCAGCTGGGCCGCCCGTTGCACCGTAGTTTTTCATCTTTTGGCCATGAATTCCCTCTGAATACTCAATGTCAGGAGTTCCAAACTTACCTCTAGCTTCTCTTGGAGTTGTGGGTTCACCGAGATATTCATTTCTAGGATATGTAGACCTATTCATTTGTTCTGTCATAACCACATTGACAGAACCATCTAAACTACCAAGCTTACCAGACCTTGCTGATAGATTTTTTTTATTGTTTGGTATCTTTGGATCTACAGGATATAGAGCAGTATTGGCGTCTGTTTGACTTAAATAGTGTTTAATTTCTATTGGATGATATGGAATATTTCGTTCCGGTCGTTCAGAATTAAACGTAAGAACACTAAACGGTGCATCTTTTTTTAACGATTCAAGTTGTGGATGAACCGGGCCACCAGTGTCTCCTCTTGGGTCAGCAAAACCTTTACTGGAGTCGGCTGGGTCAGCCGGTATTCCACCAAGAGTTCCAAAGAAAACGGGTTCTTGTGCCTGTCCACCATCACGATAAAATCCAACAACCCATGTTCCTTCAACAGGGCCAGTTGGACTAATACCTACACCAGTTTGTGCAGCAGAGATAATTGGTTGAATAGGATAGGCCCAAGGTAAAGATTCTGTTGGCATATCAGTTTTATCTTCAGTATGCCATCCAAGAATTCTAATTCTACATCTTCCAAGATATAATGGATCATAGCGGTCTTCAACAACTCCTTGCCACCAGATAAATCCATCTTTCCCCATAAATTCAGCCATATATCAAAATCCTCTACTTGTGTCACTTAGGTCAGTAAGTCTATTGTTAGTATAATCATCTGCAGATGCTTGTAGTTCTTCTTGTGTCATTGCCAATCCAGTTTTTGGATTTGGTATTTGTACAGTTGGTGCTGTTAATTCAAATGTAGAAGATATTGCAGATTTATATCCATCTTTAATTGCTTCAACATGTATCGTATATTCATCTTGTGTAATTTTATGTCTTAATGAAGTAATCAAAAATTTCCCACTATAATACTTATGACCAGCCCCTCGACCAGATGAAGCAGCCACTTTTGAATTTTCTGTAGGAAAATCAAATGAAATCAAATCACCAACCTCTCTTGAAGAATCACCAGGAGCTGAAAAGTTTATTTTAACACTATCAAGTTGTAACCTCTGTGATATTCTTCTAGCAATAACATCTTCAACATGATTTTCTTTTATATCTTCGTTTACAGCGAATCCAGTAGAATCTTTATTATCTGCTTGGGTTATCGCTTGAATCTGATTATCCTTTGCTATAGAAAACTCTTTCTTGGGCCCAGTATTAAGAGCTCCTGCTTGTCCAAAAGTTGTTGGAACTAATGATATGTGAGCTTCTGGTTTTCCCAAAAAATCAGCATTGTTTGAACACAATCTACCAATTTCAGTTGAAACAGACGCATCAATTTGTGTTTTTTCTTTGTCACCCTCTTCTGTATTTTGTTGAGATGATACAGAGCCGTCTGCTTCAATTGTAAAAACTGTAGAAGGTGGTGTAACATAATGAAAATCTCTTCGGTCTATTTTCATTTGGATAAGGTCATGAGTAATAACACGATTTGCATACATACCTAATACTACATTTTTCATCGTGTCAAAAGAATCAACTAATCTAAAACTGGTTACTGATTCGTATGAGGATTGTTTACTTTCTCCCATATTGGCTGGTATATACTTATAAGATGCCACAAATGGTTTCACCGTTGGATCAATCACAATATTATTATCATAAATGGGAATATGTGAAGACTTGTCAGTAGTAGCAGTTTCTAACATAGCATTTATCGCTAAATGGGGATATTCTTCTGCCACCACGTCACTATCTTTTTCTTTAAAAAGTCTAAAACCACCCAACATAAGAGTTTCTATGGAAACAAATCTAAATCCTTGAAGGGTTTGGTAGAAAACAAAATTAGCACCTTTCGTTTCTGGATTCGCGGACACTGCTTTTGAAGCCAAAAAAGATATAGCTTTAAATGGATTCCAATTTGGAATTACTATTTCAGATTTATATCTTGTGGGTTCAACCAAAAATGGTTTTCTTGTTTTAGGCTGTCTTAAAGGTTTCTTCTTTCCAATAAAGAAATCATAAAATATATCTCTTGCCATGTCTGCAAGAGTGTAGGGTTTAACTTCATCAGAAGTTCTTGTATTTGGAATATTTTGTTTTGTTGGATAAGTTTTTCTAACCTTCGATAACAAATTTGTAAATTGATTATCTGTTACAAAGTATAATTTAATAGTTCTGGAATTGTCTGTTACTTGAACTGGTGGGTCTACCCTGTAAACTCTAAAACGATTAATTACTTGTTTCGGTGCTTCTGATGCAGAAGGAACACTTGTATTACCTGGTCCAGCAGTGGGGGGAAGAGTGGCCCCCGCAGTAGAAAAAGAAACATCAAGAATTTCTTCTCCAATAATAGGAAAAGATTCTATCAGACCTACCGTATCAGTAAGTGTAATATCACCAGAAACGATTGGAGAATATATGTCTTCATAAAAATTTAACACATGCCAAACACTTGTGGTAAGGTCTAAAAAATTAGCACCACGGCCCGTTTTTATATCAAGGTTCGCAGATGTTAGTTTCATCATAGTGATATTAAAATCACCAGCAAATGCTGCAGGTTTTTGGGGATTAAATGCGGTTTTCTTTTCCGTGTCCTTTAGCGCGTCTGTCATTATCTAAATAATCCTCTAGCTTCATCTTGAACAGATTGTATGTACGCAGAATCAATTAACTGAATTTCTCTTTTTGATTCATTCAAATCTCGTTCATATCCGTATGAATATATTATTTCTCTTTCTGTAACAGCTGTCTCTGTATAAGTTTGATAATCAATTTCTAATTTATGTGCGGGAACTGGATCACTGGTTCCTGTTTTTTCAGCTCTAGCTCTTGCAATATATTCATAATGATGTATTTGAGATTGTGCTGTTTCTATTGAACCATATTTGTTTGATACATAACTTCTAAAATCTTTATAACCAAGAGGCCATTCCCAATAAGGATCTAATATGTTGTTTATAAGATATATTGCCCAAGTATAAATTGTATCTCCGTAATATTGATAAGAAAGAACATCTGGTCGCATACCTTCTGGAACAACATAAGGATAATATGTTGCTATATCATTTTCAACTGCACCCCTTAACTTGTTCCTAATCATTAAATTGACAGCAACAGTATAATTTGGAACTGTAGAATTATCACCAGATATATCATAGGCTATTCTTGGATAATTTGAAAAAAATTCTGACATATTAATAGCCCTCGTCTATGTCTTTTTTAGTAAGAAGTTGTGTTTCTTTAAATGACATTGATATTGTAGTAGTCAATGGATGTGCATCATCCATAAAAGAAGTAAGGCCAGATGTTGTGTAATCTGCATTAAAAGATTCCATAAAGCAATTATGAATTTTAAATAGTGGTTTAGTAACATCACTACCATCAACTTCTTTTCTATTAACATAATATTTTATTTCAAATTCGTCTGGATAAGTTAAAGCGACAGATGATGTGCTGTTAATTCCAGTTCCTGCACCTGTGCCTGGATGCATTCTTCTTTTGAAAAACTTAACTATCTTAAAAATTTGTTCTGCTTCTTTTACGTCTTTTGGTACCATTACAAAGGTGTAAGAGAAAGTACGAAATCCGCCAGGCCCCTGATACACTACTGCTTTATGTGGATTTAAAATTTGTCCAGTTGCCCGCGATACAGCCTGCCCCACATCAGTACCAGCAAGTGATGTTAAAGCAGCGGCCGCTCCAGTTTTACCTAAAATTTTAGTCGTTGCCTTTAAAGCATCTACATTAAGGTTGTCTTTTGCACCACTAAAAGCAGCTTCTATAGATTCGGCTGCAGTACCAAAATTTCCTCCGGTCAATGCACTACCTATACCGCTTCCTTGGGCTTGATGTAAAGCTATAGAAGCTCTTGCGTCTATATCACCAATAGTTTGACTATAAGATGTTTTTAAAGCATCGGGAGGCATATACAAAACAACATCACCATTTTGTGTTCCTCTTGTAGAATTTGTTGAAGTATATGATCTTTTTGCAATAAATCTTATATAATGAGGATATTCTGTTGGTCCAGAAGCCGTTATACCTGTTGGATACACGAAATGGTCTCCTGAACCATCTTTAAAATTACCACCAGTAATGTTTTGTGGATGATTACTCATATTATTGTTCCTGTAAATTGATAATTTGATTTGGACGGTTTTGTGCCGTTACTACATATTTATATGAGGATTAAGAAAGGATTTTATAAACCAAAAAACATATCTAAATACAGAGGTGATTACCGTAAAATATTTTATCGTTCAGGGTTGGAATTGAAGTTTATGAGATATCTTGATGGTAAAGACTCTATTTTAAAGTGGTCAAGTGAAGAGATTGTTATTCCTTATCGCTCTCCCATAGATGGTAAAGTTCATCGATATTTCCCCGACTTTTGGATAAAAACTTCACAATGTGAAACTCTTATAGAAATCAAACCAAAGATTCAAACTAAACCACCCAAACCAAAATCAAATAGAAGAAGATTTATCCGAGAGGTTAAAACTTGGGGAGTCAATGAAGCAAAGTGGAAAGCAGCAACAACATACTGTGAAGCCCGAAATTGGAATTGGCAAATTTTAACTGAAGTAGATTTAACTAAATATTAATATTATGATAAAAGAATTAGAAGAAAGTTTTTTAGACACACTCAAATCAGCAATTAAGACGAGTTCTGCAACAACAAAAGCTAGGGCGGCTGGGGATTGGTTTAGAGAAAAGGTCAAACAAGCAAGTGCAAGTGTTCAAATGAGAGCAGTGACTCCAAACCAACTTCTTAAAAGACAAGAAGAAGGTAGCGCAGAACTTGGAAAAATGTTATTCTACAAATACGACCCAAAGTTTGCTAAAAAACTACCCTATTGGGACATGTATCCTTTGGTGTTTCCATTTGAGAAAGCCAAAGGTGGATTCTATGGGTTGAATTTACATTATATTCCACCAAGAGATAGAGCAATTCTTATGGATACGTTGAAAGAATATGCAACTAATAATAAATATGATGCGACCACAAGATTGAAAATAACATATGATTTATTGAAGGGGTTTGGTAGAGCGGTTCCTTGTATAAAAAGATATCTTGGCTCTAATGTTCGTTCAAATACTGTGAGGATAAACGCAGACGAGTGGGAAATAGCAATATTCCTACCAGTTGAAAGATTTCAAAAAGAAAAAAAGAGAGTTGTCTGGAACGACAGCAGGAAATACTATAAATGACACAAACCGTATTTAGCATAGAAAAAATAAAATCTAAGGTTAGTAATTTTGCTAAAGGAAATAGATATAATGTAAATATTATACCTCCTGCATTTATGTCATCGGGGGGTGCTGTAACAGAGAGTTTACAATATTTGTGTGAAGCAGTTTCACTTCCAACTAAAGGTTTAGCATCCAATCCACAGGACATATACGGCCCACCAAGAGAAATACCATATAGAGAAACATTTACAGAGGCTGCATTATCATTTATACTTGATGATGCTTTTACTGTAAAAAAATATTTCGATGAATGGCAGGCAGGTATTATAAGTCCTACTACCAACAATCCCAATTATTATAATAATTTTGTTGGAACGGTTAATATATCTAGGTTATCAAATGATGCAACTTCGTTTGCTGATGCGACAAATAAGTATGAAATAATGTTGATAGAAGCATATCCTTCTGTTGTTGGTGAAATTGCATTAGGGCATACACAGGGAAATGAAATATTAAGACTTAATGTTACATTTAAATACAGAAGATGGAATTCACTTTAAAAAATTCTTTTGGTGGATGAATAATATTATAATAAAAAATGATTTGAAAA